ACTTCTTGTTTTTCTTTTCCTTTGATTCCAAATTCGACAACAGCACATCTACTGTGGAGGGGTTCAATGATTTTGTTCTTGTAATTGCAGGTAAAAATGAATCTGCAGTTTCTGGAGAACTCCTCAATACTCGCTCTAAGAAGGAGTTGTACGTCGGGAGTGGTATTGTCTGCCTCGTCGATGATGATAACCTTGTGTCTCGAGCTACTTGTGAGAGATACGGTAGACGCAAAGCTCTTGGCACTATTCCGAACTGTATCAAGAAACCTTCCCTCATCTGATCCATTAATGACATAAGAATCTACTCCTAGTTGTTTACATAGTGCTTTCGCTACAGTGGTCTTGCCTATACCAGCAGTACCACATAGCAGGAGATTTGGGATCTCTCCATTACTAACAAAAGATTGAAATGTATTCTTAATATCGGATGATAGAATACAATCCTCAATGGTTTGTGGACGGTATTTCTCCACCCACAGAAATTCATCCTTCATACTTACTATCTGGCTCCAGTGCGATAAGGTACTCTAGGTCTCTGTTCACATCTCTAAAGAGAGATGCATTCTGTTGACTAATAGTAACATCATAATCACCAGGTAGCAACTTGAGGTTCTCTACCTTGAAGTTGAAAGTGAAACTACTATTAGTCTCTCCAACTTTAACAGCATATGAATTAGAAGTATCATTCTTCTTGTCACGAACAACAAGATTAACAACACCATTCTCTCCAACAACTGCTAGATCCTCAATCTGATAGATCGCTGCTGCCTTAATGATGTTAGAGATATCACTCCATGCTACTGTAAAAGAAACATCACTACTAGGAAGTTCCACTCTATTCTCAGGTGGTTGTACAATAGTAGAAGGATCAGCAAAGAAATACCTTGAAGTATTCCTTCTATCCTTGATAGTCACAAAGCTATCATTTGAAAAATCAAACTCAGGATCTTCAAATAAAGTAAGACCAGATAAGAACTCACTCAAATCATAGATTGCAAAATTCTTTGGGAAGGTCTCCTCAACTTCAGCACGAGATAATATATTCTTCTGAATGGATAGAGTAGATAACTCTGTGCCTTTCTTGAAGCAAATGGACTGGTTGATATTAGAGAAGTTCTTGAGGATATCAAGAGTACTCTTAGAAAGTTTCATAACGTTGATCAGGTTCAATTTCTACTGGTTTGGATGTAAAATGATATAGTAACACACAATAGTGTATTGCCTTTAGTATATCATGTTGTGGACGACCCTTCTTATCATAGCGACTTAGATACTTTATAGCATTAGATCTACAAAATGATTCTGCGTCACCAACTGATTCAATAAGATCAAGTGTTTGGATATTAGATCCTTCAGTAGTATAGTGTCCTCTATACGTGGTGCTGATATACTCACCAGCTTTCTGAAGGATCTCATCTTCCTCATACTTGCACCTTATTGTTGGATTGTCAATACCCGCAGGTGCTGCGGGTTTGACGGTTAATTTGTCTTGTTCCATTTCCTCTAAAACATCATGTAAAAGCCACCATGCCATTATTATACCTCAAAGTCCACGTCCGCGTCAACCTTGTCGTATAATTCCTGAAACGCTTGCTTAGTTTCATCATCAAAACGGTTGATGCAAGTGGTGATTGCCTTAGCACGAGTACCAAAGATACTATATGCTTTAACGATGTGTACCAAACGACGAGTACTAATAACCTCATCTATACCACCATCAAAGAAAGTCTTACGGATGATGTCTGCCCAGTCTACTAACCTCTTATTGAAATCAGTCTCAGTACATACAGCATCAAGGATCTTAATCTCATTAGCAGGTGTTGGATACTCTTGCTCAAAGGTTACTGGGAATCGCTCAAGGAAGGCTTCATTAAGCACGTTAGTTCCAACAAAACGTCCGTCGTCTGAACCTTTACCTTTAGTGTTTGCGGTAGCGATGACGTTGAACCCTGCTGTTGGTCTGACGTACTTTCCAATCTTCTTAAGGAAAACTCCTTTACCTTCAAGGATTGACTGGAGACAGAGGATTTTGTTTGAGGCAAGGTCGATCTCGTCAAGGAGCAAGATAGCTCCTCGCTGGAGAGCTTCCACAACAGGTCCGTTGTGCCATACGGTTGCGCCGTCAACAAGACGGAAGCCGCCAATGAGATCATCTTCATCAGTTTCGATAGTAATGTTTACACGGATCAATTCTCTCTTTGCTTGAGCACATGCTTGCTCTACAGAGAAGGTCTTACCGTTACCTGATAGTCCAGTAATGAAAGTAGGATAGAATAAGTTGGACTGAATTATCTTCTTAACATCATTGAAGTTTCCAAACTTGATGAAAGTAGAATCTAGTGCTGGAACTAAATTCTGCTCCACGTTAGGTAGAACAGTTGGTTGAGCAATTGACTTCTCTAAGATCTCACGTCCTTCCTGTACGGTAAGGTTCCATGATCCACGCTTAACCTGATACTCTTTTAACTTACGTGCCACTGTAGGATATGCTACACCCTGAGTAGTTGCAAACTTCTTTACATGAGAGGCATCTATCTCATTACCAAATTCTTCACGAATTTCATCAACGAAGTTGACTGATAGTTTTCTCTCGAAAGGCATAATGATAAATGTTTTTGTGTATGTACGTAGTATAGCAATAAAAAACCCCCTGTTAAGGGGGTGTGTGACAGTTTGTTGATTGGTCTAATCTTCTTCTGTTTCTTCCAGTTCACCTTTCTTGGCAGACTTACCGTGGATACCTGTATCGGTTCTCCAATCATCCCAAGTTTTTTTACCTATGGTTGCCCAACCAAAACCAGGTGTCAGTACACGATAAACCTTAACAATTTCCTGAAGGATTAAGATGTCTTGAATAGGACCAGCAGAGTTGGTGGTAAAATCCTCAATCGTATAATGTTTGATAGAAGTATTAAGGAACGTATTAAAGTTCTCATACCTATCTCCACTAT